TGAATTCGCGTTCACAGAAAAACGGATTTCATTTTTTTTATGCGAACCAGCGCGGATTTTTCCAAGTGATTCGTGTCATGGTCTTGTCTTGCTTGCGGCCGTTGCATTCGCGACACATTGATTGCAGGTTGTTGATGTCATGGTTTGGTGGATTGCTTGCGATGATGTGGTCGATTGTCCAGTCGTTACCCTCTAACGCTTTGTTACATACTGTGCATTGTGGTTCGAGTATGGTCTTTGCATAGGCTCGAGCCTTGCGCCATTCGGGTGAATCATGCCAGTCTGCCATTGCTATGCCTGTCGATAGATAGTGGCAATGATGTCTTCGATACGCACTAAGCGGCCATGTGTCTGATTGCTGTTGATGTTGGCTGTTGCTATTTCTGCGCGTGGTGCCGTTATCGCTAGGCGCAAGAGCTCGGCTTTTTTGATGGCTATGAAGCCGGTGTTGGCTTGTCCAGCGAATACATACCAGTTGGCATTGGATAGGTTGATGCCGGATGGTTGATGGTATTCGCGTTGTCCTTTAGGGTATTGGTGTGTTTCTACATACACATTGCTGGTCTCATGTGCTCGATAGTCTGTTTTGACTTCTATGAGTGAGCCGGCTAAATCGTTGAGAAAGGTTTTGGTTAGTTGTTCGCCTACTAATCCGCGCCGAAAGTCTATGTCGAATGCTGGCTGGTATGTCATTAGTCAAGCCATACTTTGTAAGCTGCGGTGACGCGGCCTTTGTCCGGGTCTATGAAGTGTAGTCGTTGTGATGGTGTGGCGCTCGATGCTAGCATGATGCCGGCATAGCGGTTATCGGATTCGGTCGAGCCTGTTTGATAGACCGAGCCTAAGCCGTTTGGCAATGCCCATTCTGCATGTGTGTGGTAGTGCCCGATGTATGCATCGCGAAATTGCCATTGGTATGAACCGGATTGCCATTTAGCGACATGCGTAACGATTGCGCCGGGTGATGCGAAGCCGTTGCGGCCAACCTCGTCACCATGAAGTAGCAAGGCGCGGTAGTTGCCGATTTCGATGCGTTGAATGTCTTCTGGACAGTCTTCCCATGTTAGGCGCGTTTCTGGTGCTAGTATTTGGCGCGCAAGCTCATAAGTCATGCGGTCTGCGTTGTCGTGTCGAGGCACCGCATCTCTTTTTGAACCTATGCGGCCATGATTTCCCCATTCGGCTATGACTTCAACTTCTTCATAGTTGGCAAGCGCTTTTCGCACTAGGTCTACCATTAGGCGTGAGACTGTGACGAATTGTTCGAATAGTGTTGCATCGATTTCGTGAACCTGATTCGCAAAATTGAACATGCCTTCAATCATGTCGCCGCCGAAGGCTATGACGCATTTGCGAACCGGGTGATGTGTTCTTTGTATGTCTGTGATGGTTATGGCTTTATCGGCAAAATCGAGCACGCGTTGTTTCATTACTTCGCTGTTGTAGCTCGAGGTTCTTTTAGCGCCTTGCCAGTCTGTCATTACCCATAGTGCAATTTCTTCGCGACCTTTACGCTTGTCGCGTGGTGGTGCTGTTATGGCCGGCACTTTACCGAGAGCAATCATGGCATCCATCGCGCCTTGTAGCGTGGCTTGAACCATGTGTTCGTCTTTGGCTTTGGCTTCGGCCAGTTGTTTTTGTGCACGCACTAGTGAGCGACGCAGCGCTTTCATTTCTTCTGTTTCTTCGACTGGTGGTTCTAAATCTTCGAGCATCGGCAGACTTTCGTCATGTGTGCCCGAAGTGTGTCTGCTGTTACGCGAAGGCCGCGTGAACCTAGTGCTTTGGAGAGCCCGGTTGGAGACCATCGTTCATCGGTTAATGCTTCTATAAGGATTTGTGCATCGGATGGTTCTAAGTCAAGTAGCATTCTGCCAACTTTACAGGGTTCGATGTCTTTTACTGGTGTTAGGCCGCCTAGTATTCCCATTTATTTCATCCCTTGCGTGTGTCGAAATTGAATTTGTCCGGCGATGCGCTCGAGAACGGCCATTACTTCCAAGTTTTCTGCGTTCTTCAATTCTTCCATGAGCACTTGCAGGATTGCTTCGCGTTCGGTAGACCGCGCTACGGATTGTGCGAGCTCGACAAGTTTGTCCATTTCATGCATTTTTTTTCTCCATGATTTCGTTTAGTTTGGTTAGGCGCTCGAGCAACAAGCTCATTTCGTCTTCGAGACAGTTTGTGCAAGCTGTGGATGATGTGTAAAGGCCATGTAGCCTTGCTTCAATGTAGCGAATGATTTGTTCGCGTTCGTCTATACGAATTTTCTCGGACAGACTAGGCATTAGTTACCTTTTTCGATTACGATGCGAACGGATTTGGCTAAGGCACCGATGCCGGTGACAATCCAGATGGCAGCGAATAGCCATGCGAATTGATGGTTTGTTTCGAATAGTGTGTTTAGGCCACGTACGGCGAGCACTACTGTGGTTGTCCAGTAAAGGATTTTCATTAGAATTTCTCCCATAGTAAATCGATGTCTACAACTGGCACTCCGGGTTTGCCGGTGTCTGCTAATAGTTTTTTGATGTAGTAACGAAACATGACTTCGGCGATTGGTATGTAATCGGTGTTGTCTGATTCGCCGTCTAGGTAGAAATCCCATTCGTATTGTCGAGCTAGTGCCAAGAATTCTTCGAAGTCTTCTAATTTGATTTCGATGCGGTTTGCTACATAGTTGGAATGTTCTTCGATAGCCCATTCGGTGTAAGGCCGTAACTGTTCGGCGTTCACGCCTAGATTGTTTTCTTGGTATTCAATCATGGCATTGATTTCCATGCCTTGCTCGAGTGCGCGTTTGTAAAGTGCCATCATGCACCAACCTTACGCACTAGGTAAGAGTGCAGGCCAAGTTCTGATACTTCGTAACCTTTTGCTTCGAGAATGTTTTTGATTCGCGCCATTTGTTCATCGTGGTGAGGCTTGAAATCTGCCCAACTAATGAATGACGCGGTGCGCTGTCTGTATTCAACTTTGGTATACATAGAAAACTTTTCGGCGCGGTAGCCCTCGCTAGACATTGAAGTAATACGGCCTTTGTATGACTTGCTTTGAGTGATGCCAGCTGCTTTTAGAATACGACTGATGCTTTGTGGTGTGGTGTTCATTTGGTGGTCTCCTAACCATTTGGTATTACCAAATTACAATGCGCGACACACTATGCAAGCACATTTTTGTGTCAGTTACACAATCGTTATGAAGCGGATTAGGTCATCTAAAGTCATGGCTACCCATTGTTTGCCCGGCTCGGTTGTCCCTTTACGCTTCGCAACGATAAACCCAAGTTGCGCTTTGTCATTCAACATTTCAATTTCGAGCTCGCGAATCCATGTGGACAATTCAACGCGGCCGCCATAGTTTTTGCATTCGACAACTACTCGTTCGCCTTGCACGAATAGTCCGGTGATGTCTCCTCTATCGTTGGCACCAGAAAGGTGTCTGCGCTCGATGCCGGGTCTTGCTAGTTTGTCGGCAAGGTAGGCTGCAACATCTTGTTCAAATGATGCACCGGCACGCTTCGCGGATTGTAGAGACCTAGCCATTAGAACGGCGCATTCAATTCGTCAATCGGTTCGGCCTTACCTAGTGAACCAAACTTGCCTTCTTCAGAAACATGGTGTTGCACTAGGCGTGGTTCGTTGATGCTGTGGTCTACAACAGTTTTAGTTTCGCCATCCTTTTCGTATGAACCAATCTTTGAACCGAGCTGCCCTTCGACTTCTACCCAATCAAGGTCATGGACACCAGTTGGCGAATTGAACCAGACTGTCCATTTGCGAAAGACATCCTTGCCATTGACATGAAACTTTTCCCAAACTGTGAATCTGCCCTTGTCGGACACATTTGAGACATTGCCGGTGATGATTACTTTAGCCATTTGTTTGTTTTCCTAACTTGCTTTCGTTAACTTAATTGGTTGATTCAGGTTCATTACTGGTTCTATATAGGTTTGTAGGTCGTATGTGACCGCCTCATTGGTCTTATGTGACCGCCTCACCTGCCTTATGCGACCGCCTCGAGTGTCAGATGTGACCGCCTTATGATTGATTGTTTGGTCGCAATCAATGGGACAATCGAGCGTGATGTAATAGCGGTTTGTTGGCCGAGCGCCGGCAAGAGAAACGCCTTGATGAATGTCGATTTCTAATTCGCCAAGCTCGAGCAACTCGGTCATGTATCTGCGTATTTGGCGCGGCCTAACATTGGCCATTCGTGAAATGGTTTCTTGTGATGGCCATGCGCCTTCGTCACCATCGAAGTTGGCAATGATTGTCAGAATGAGTTTGGCACCGGGTGATGCTTGTGAGTGGTTTAGAACCGCCGCTATGGCTTGAAATGACATTCTGTTCAGTCTCCTAACTGGTATGCTGTGAAGTGCCGCAATGCTGCGGTGCGCCTTCGGTTGGTCTCCTAACGCCGAAGGCGCTTCACATTGTGCACATTAGTCTGTCTTTGCTTTTTCTGCAAATTCTTTGATACTGGTGAGCGTGTCGGGTGTGACTTTGCGTTTGACAGCATCGGCATAAAGGCCGCGCAAACCTTCCAAGTCGTGAGCTGTGGCAAGCGTTTCCGCTTCTTTCAACCAGTCGCGAAGTTGAATCACATTGTCGGCTGGTGCTACTTTCCGCATTTCTTCCCGGCTAGGTCGTTTACCTTTTTTGGCGAAGTCTAGGTCGGCTAGTGCGCGGCCGATGGCGCTAGTGGCACATACTTCGAGCCAACTGTTCTTTGTGATGTTTGTTGCGCCGATAGTTTCTTGAGCGAAGTCAATGGTGACTGGTCGCGGGTCTTCGCGGTCTGTCCATACCGATGCTTTAATAACAATCTGTTGTTCGTTGATTAGAACAATTTCGGTGTGAATGCGGCCTTCTGGATACTTCTGCCAGAAAGCGGTTATGCGCGCTTCTACTGGTTCGTAATCGTCAAGGTTGAATGCCATTACTTTCTCCTATCAAGAACGCGTGTGAAGGCTTCTACGGCTTCCACGATGCGTTTCTGTTTATCTTCGGTTAGTTCCACATCCCATTCGGTAAGGTTGTGGCCGTTTGCTTGCACTAGGATGCCTTTAGTTAGCCCTAGCACATGCAAATACCATAGCACTTGCGCTTCATAGTAAAGCGGCAGCGTGTCCCATTTGCGCGCTGTGTATTTGATTTCAAGAATGCCGAGTTTGCCATCGTGCCATTGAATGAGACCATCCGGGTTAGCAATCCATCGAGCATTAGTTGTCGATTGCCATGTGCCGGTGTCAAACACATCGAGCCATTCGCGGTTTTCATCATGCCATAAACGGCGAATTCCGCTTTCAAGGTATGTGCCCATTTTCATGGCCATGTTAGGCACAACTTCTTGCCCGGTGCCGAGCTTATCGTTTAGCACATCTTCGAATGTTTTGTATGGATTGACACCGATGATTGCGCCGATGTCCGAGCCACCGATGCCAGCGTTTCTTGCTTCGTGCCATTCTGGTGTTCCCGAGCGCCAGCGCCCGAGCATGATTGCTTTACCTAAGTCTTCGACAAGTTGTTCTGTCGCAATCCAAGTATTTGACATGATGGCAGACTATAATCTGCCGCCGACATTTATTTGTTGATGTTGCGAGCTGCGAGCGCCGAGCCACCTAGTGCCAAGATTGCGGCAACAAGGTTCATAATTTGACTTGCAAGACCGGTAGTTAGCGTGCCGGCCGTTACTAGGATTGGGACAATCGAGCCAACAATGCGGTAAATCCATAGGCGCGTTTCTGGTGATAGGTTCATTGGTTACTTTCTATGTGTTGAATAGGGTCAATTAGTTGATTGTAATTGCAAGTGGCCACATTGATTTTTTTTGAAATAGACAAATGTAAATGGCTACCCGTTGAAAGTTTGCCGGTGTTTCCGACTTTACCGATAGGGTCTCCAGCGTGAACATAAGTGCCAGCGCTGCGCCCGGATTGTTGTTTCAAGTGAGCGTAAAGAATAAACAAATCATCTGCGGTTGATTGCACGATGAACCATCCAAGACCATCAGACCAGCCATTCGACTTGATTGCGCCGTTAGTTATGGCCGGAATAGTCGAGCCTTCTTTAGGGTGCCAGTCTTGTCCTCGATGCGGTCTGCCTTTTCGGTATGGTGCTAGGTTGCCGAATTCGTCACCGCGTAGGCTTGCCGAAAATGGTTCGATGTATTTAGCCAAGTTGATTCACCACGATAGAAACGAGAACCGCCGTTGCCGATGCTGTTGCAACTGCGGTAATCCATGCCGAAGACCATCGAGCCTTTTCAAGCTCGCGAATGCGTGCTTCATGGTCTGCAATGATTTCTAGGCGTGCTTCAATCACCGCAAGTCTGTTCGAAATGTCGGCGAGTAGCGCTGGTGTTGTTGCGCGTGGTGTTTCTTCGGCCATTACTCTGTTGCGGTGTCTTCACCAGTTGGCTTGCCTTTAGGTGCTGGCTTTGCTTCAACTGGTGCGGAAGGGTATGAGCCTGAGTGAGTGTTTCCCATTTCAGTCTTCTTTCTCTGGTAGTAGTGTGGTTTGGCATCCGCCGCATTCGGCGCGAACCGGGTGTTCATCGCCAAAATCGTAAATTACACCTGCGTTTGGACAGTTGTCTTCGTCACAAATGAAAATGCTCATTGCTAAACTCCCTGATACATGATGGTAAATGCGAAATAATCTGAATCCGCCCAAGTGAACGGTGTGGTGCTTGTCTGCGTTCCAGCGGTCAAATAAGTGCCAGAAGCATTGAGTAACTGGA